AGGGGAAGGTCGGCTGGCCCGAGGTGGCCGCATTTGCGCTGTAGGGGTTCGGCTTTGTGTTGCCCGGCGGCACATCCATCAGGATGAAGGGATAGAAGGTGACGCGCAGCCCGCGCGCCTTCATCTCCTGGATGGCTTGCACCACTGCGAAGTCGGCAGGCGTGCCGCCATAGATGGGACGGTATTCAGCATCACGGCTGACCAGAAACGCATCCGCACGTGCGACTCCGTTTACGGACCAAGATGATGGTGCGGTGGTCTTGGCCGCAACCTCGACGCCGGGGCGTACCTTGCAGGATCCAGCGCGCAGGTCATCGCCGAACCACGCCACAACCAGGCTGACGCTTTCCACCGCTGGGGCCAGGGATTGCAACCGGTCCAGCGCAACGACGATGTCAGCGGTGTCGGTGATTGCGTTCAGGTTCTCGGCCACGGTTGCACCGCCGGAGCCGCTGGTTTTCTTAACCGGGGCAGTCGCATAGGTGAATTCGCCAGAGGCCGGGATCATCGTCACGGCTTTCACCAGCCCCTCGGCGGTGTCGGGATCCGCGAGCGGCCGGAACACCTCGAAACTGATCTGCGGCAGACGATTGCCGAACGCGCTGAGGTTCAGTTCTTCGAAGACCACATAGGCGGTGCCGCGATAGGCCGGAGTGCTGGCTGCGCCCATCTTGGCGGCGATGAACGGATCGGGGGATTGGATCTCGTCGCCGGGATACCAGCGCCAGGTGACGCCCGTCATGTCCATCGGCTTGCCGTCGGCCCACACCCGGCCAATGCCGGTGATCTCGCCCTCGCACAGCGCCACGGCGAAGGACGCAAAGTAGAGATACTCGGTGGTGGTAACCTTGGGCCCGCTGCCCTTGCCGCCGCCTTGGCTGGTGGTGTTGACCTCCTCGCGGAAGTCCGTGGCCCAGATGATGTTCCCGCCGATGCGCATCCGGCCGAACAGGCGCGGGATCACCGCGCCTTCGGTCGAGGAGGTGATGCGCAAGCTGTCGAGCCGCGCGCCCTCGATCCGTTGGGCCGGGGCGAGGGACGACACGATCCAGTTGTCGACCACAGAGCCAATGGTCGAGCCGATGAAACCGCCGATTGCCGCTCCGGAAAAGCCGAGGATGGCCCCGCCAAATGCGCCGCCAATCGCGGAGCCGACGGCGCCGAGAACCAAAGTTGCCATGGATGAAAATCTCAGATGCTGCTGGGGTGCGGGAACAGGAAGGCGAAGGCGATGCGCCGTCGCCATGCCGTGGTCAGGGTTTCCTCGACGACGCCCAGCCGTTCATAGGCGTGGATGAACTGGTTTTGCGTGGTCAGGATCCCGACATGCTTGGCGATGGCACGGGGTGCCATCCGGAACAGGATCAGCGTGCCTGGCCCCACCTCAGTGGGCATGATTTCTGGCATCATCTGGCGCGCACCCTCGGCCAGCACCTCGCGCGGCCCGGTTTCGCCCCAATCCCGGCTGTAAGGCGGAATGGGGAAAGGCTCGTTGCCCACCATCTCCCGCCAGATGCCACGTGCCAGCCCAAGGCAATCGCAGCCGACGCCGCGCAGGCTGGCCTGATCGTGGTATGGCGTGCCGAGCCAGCTCCGGGCAGTGGCGATGACCAAGGCGGGATCGGCGGTGATCACAGCACGTTTCCTTCATGGCCGCCGTCCTGGATGGCATAGCGCAGGACCGCATCCTGGCCTGGGATGTTGGGAAAACCCCGGAAGTTAGCCGTGTTGGCGAACTTTACGCTGCAGGTCGCGATGCGCTTGTCGCAGCCCGCCCGAGCGATGAAGCTGTCGCCCTCGGCAATGGCGCGCACCGGCGCTTCCAGCAGGGTCAGGCTGGCGATGCTGCCGTCCAGCCCATGTGCCAGCACTTCAGTGACGCGCCCTGCATTTGCTCCGCTGGTCCAGGTCAAGGTCCCAGACGTGAACCAGCCCGCATCAAACCCCGACAGCCCCGAGGCCGTGAAGGCCCGGTCACGCAAAAGGTCCGTGACCAAGCCGGTGCCCCTATAAATGGTGTTCTCCAAATCGATCCCACAGCGAGCATCACCCAAAGCCGCGTCACATCCCGCCTGAAACGTCCGCCCAACCGTCTGGCCCAGCACATGGGCGAGCGACCGCACCTCGGCGACAAACGCCATGCGCCCGCGCCGAATCTGCCCGACCGCGCCCCGGCGCAACAGAACGCGCTGGCTGGTGTCTGCCCAATTGACCCGCCATAGCTCCACCGCGGCGTTGTCCCAGCGCCCGTCGAGGATGTCGGTTTCCGTGATCCGGTCGGAGGTCAGCACGCCGGTGGCATCCTGCGCATCGACGGCGAGATCGGAGCCAGCGCGAATTTCCGAGGCGGCAAAGCCGCTTTCCGGCTCAAACGCGGTGCCTTCAAAGGCCAGCGCGCGATCATGATCGGTGAAGCCCAGCGCCACACCATCGCTGCGCGAAAACCGCCAGCACCAGGACAGGGTGGTGGTGCCGTCATCGAGATGGGCCTGCAGCGCAGGGGAGAGGTTTTTCATCTGCGTATCTCAAGCAAGGGAATGGCGGTGATCGAGCCGAGCCGTTCAAAATCGAGGGTCACGTCGAGGGTGTCGCTGTCGAAACGCACTGGCACGTCGAATTCGAAGCCAGCGCGGATGATGACGCCGCCCGCAGGGGCGGTGGTGAAGGTGATGACGCCGGTCGTCGCATCCAGCGTCCAGCCCGACAGCTGTTCCGCCATGCCCAGCGCCACGCGGACAGTTCCGGCGACGGGTTTGGCGATGGTCCTGACCCAAGTCTGCGCGCCGGATGTGTAGCGTTTCGCCAGTTGGAAGCTCTGCAGGCTTCCGGTCCCGCTGCCGATCTGCTGGTCTGTCGCAGTGATCGCCTGCGAGGGCAGGGCGGACTTGTAATCGGCCCAGTCCTTGTAGCGGAAGCCGTTGAGGCGGCCATTGCGGGCCTCGAAGAAGGCGACGACCGCCGCCAGATCATCGGCGCGGCGGATGCCATAGGCCACATCATAGCGACGGCGTGAGTTGGCCCAGCTGGCGTTGCGTTCCTCGTCGCCCGAAGCCAACTCCACGATCTGCGTGCGCCGTTCCGGCCCGCCGCGCGCGCCACGGCTGATGATGTCGGGGAAGCGCACCTCGTGAAACGCCATCACATGCCCCTCCGGCCGAGGGACACAGCTCGGGCAATGTCCGCCGCAACCTGCGTGCGCGATTGCCGGAAGCTTTCGGCATCGCGGGCCATGATGGTGACGTTGACAGCGGGGGCGCGAGTTTGGCCGTAGCCTGCCGCCTCGCGGCGTGACAGAACGCGCTCGCCCTTCTGCAAGATCGCTGGAACCTCGTCAGGCTTTATCCCGGCCCAGCCGCCAGCGTGCATCCGTGGCGCATTGGCAAAAGCCAGCGCAGGCACCATGCGACCCGGGCCCGGCGCGCCGACCATGCCACCGGCGTGCAGGATGTTGGCGAAGATGCCACCCGCACCGCCCAGCGCACCCGACAGCGCATTGGCGATGGGGCCGAGGATGAACCGACGTGCCGCCAGCTTGGCGAGGTCGGCGATCATTGACGTGACCAGATCCCGGAAATCGAGCTTGCCGGTCTTGACGAACTCACCCACGGCGTTCTCGGCCGAGGTGAAGGCCCCGACCAGCGCTTGGCCGATATCCCCGCCGATGTCGCGCGCCTTGGTGGCATAATCGGCGAGCGCCGCAGTGACGGCGGCCCAGCCGGTCAGGGCTGTTTCCGCGCCCTCAGCGGCCGCTGCCCCGGCATCGCGCGCAGCGCTGCCCGCGCCATCGGCTGCGGTCGCGGTGTTGTTCAGTCCTGCCGTGAGGGCGTCGGCTGATCCGGCAGCATCCGCCAGCGCCGCTTCGGCCTCCGCACCGGTGCCGGTCATGGCATCCTTCAACGCCTGCCAGCTGGCCAGCGGTCGACCGGCAGCATCGGCCAGCATGCCCGCAGCCTCGCGGTAGCCGTCGGCCCGGGCGCGGGCATCGTCTGCCATCGCGCCAAGCCCGAGGTCAGGCGGTTCCAGATACGTCTGGGACAGCGCGGCCGAAAAGGCGTCCGCCGCCGCAGCGCCAGCAGCCGTCGCTGCTCCCTCGAACGGGTTACCGATCCGGCTGAGTTCTACTGGATCCAGCGTGCCGATCCGCACCCCGCCTTCGCCGGTCGCCCATTCCGGCAGCAGGGCCAGCGCGGCGTTCAGCCCGTTGATGAAATTGTTGATGCGCGTGACAACACCGTTCAGCATCGCCTCGATACCCGAGATCAGCCCGTTTGCGGCCTGGAACGCGAAATCGCCGATGGCGCCGGGCAGACTGCCCCAGATTGCGACGGCCGCATCATAGGCTCCCTGGAAGATTGCAGCCGTCCGGTCGCCGAAGCTGACCACGCCCCCGATCGTGCCTTCCAGTGCCGATAGCCCGGCAGCTTTCAGCATTTCCCATCCCGCCGCCATATCGGCGAAGGCGGCATCCAGCGAGAGGCCGATGCGCGGCCAGACCTCTTTCGCCAGGTCGCCGAGCAGGCGGAACGCTTCGCCCACGCCGCCGACCCGGGCAACAAGCTGAGAGAATTGATAGACCAGCTCGCCTGCGCCCACGATCAGCGCGCCGATGCCGGTCCGGATCAGGGCCCCGCGCAAGATGACCAGCGCCGTGGCGAGGCCACGAACGGAGAGCGCTGCAGCCGCCAACCCTGCGATCCAGCGCCCGGCCATAACGGCTGCGAAAGTGGCAGCATAGGAAGCCAGACGCCCGAGGTTGCCGATCAGCGCGTCGATGGCTGTTCTCAGGATCCCGCCATCGGACGCGAGGGAGACGAAAGCGTTGGCCAGCGCCTCGACAGAGGGTGCCACAGCGACGGCGATCCGGTTGCGCAGGCCCTCGAATACCAGCGACATGGTGCCAAGAGCAACTTGGGTGCGCCGAAGGGCCTCGATGGCATCCGTGTCCAGCACCGCGCCGAGGTCGGAGGCCTGGTCGCCCAGCCGCGCCATCTCGGCCCCACCATTGCGCAGGAGCGGCAGGAGGCGCGTGGCGTCCGAGGCCATGGCTTCGAGATGGAAGGTCATCTCCTGCTGGCTAAGGCCAGCGCGTTCAAGCGTGTCGACATAGAGTTGCAGGGCTTCCGGCC